GGAATGCCGGCCTTGATCTGCTTCTCGATGGTGCCGAAGTTGGCATTGGTGACGAAGCGGGCCGTGATGCCGAAGCTGGCGAGCGCCTTGATCTGCGCCTGGCTGTCGGTGGTGTCGCCGTAACGGAAGACGCGGCCGAGGTAGGTGTCGTCACCGTTCGGGCCGGCCAGCGTGCCGGGTTTCAGCGCCTCGAGCAGCATGGCGCAGCTGCTCGAGAAGCACATCCGGTGGGCGTGCGCCGTGCCGGAATCGCGCTGGCTGTAGTAGGGCACCCGGAGCGGATTGGTCGGCGGCGATGGTTTGGGGTCCACCGCCGCCTTCCAGATGCTGCCGAGCTCACCGGTGGGCTCGAGTGAGCCAGGCGGCAACTTTTCTTCGACCGCGTTCCAGAACGCGATGTGATGCGAGAGCGACAGATCGCTGTGCTTTACGTGGTCGAGGAGTTTGGCCATCCTTTCAGGGGCGACGCTTCGGGAAGGCGAGGCGCAGCATCTGCATGATGAGCTGCAGCCAGCTGTTGGATTTCAGGGGGCTGATCGCGATGATCTCGGAGCCTGCAGCGACGATGATCGCGATGATCGCAACGGTAGCGGGGTCCATTTCGGGGGTCATATGGCGCTCCTAAGGCTAGCCCTACTGCGAGACGACGGCAGGCGTGGGCTTGATGTTGAGTTGGAAGTGCTGTCCGAGGAATGATGCAAGCGGTGGCAACACAAGACTGGCGATCACTGCCACCAGCACCACCTGCGCCATGCGGATCTCGAGGCGGTTCAGACGGCTAAAAATGTCCTTTTTCTCCTCGTCGTCTGCTGTTCGACTGAGGATGATGGCGTCCATCTTGCCTTGAAGGATGCCGAGTTCCCGATAGATCTCAGCGTGTGAAACCTCGCGCTCCATCGGGGCTCTTGGCCAATCTCATCATCCTACTGATCGACCCTAGGTGGGTCTCCAAGAGGATCTGGCCTGCCGGCGAGGATGGCAAGGGCACGCTTGTAGTACCAGTTGTCGGTTTTACCCGCTGCTTCGAGAGCGTCCCTGACTTTCCGCCAGTTTTCGCGCTCGTGGGCGTCCATTACCTGCCTTGCCCCCGGAGTGGCTTGCGCCCACGCCGGCGTGGGCGGCTGTGCTGGCCTTGGCCTTGGCACGTCGTCTTGGGTGGACCGGGCTTGTGCTCGATGCGAGCAGTGCCGACCTTGGACTTGACTGCCATCAGGGTTCAGAAGGCCAGGTGACCTGCCACGGAAAGCCCGCTTGCTTGGTCAGGTCTCTCAGTTGCTGACGATAGGCAGCCCATGATGCAGTGTCTACCGTTGCGTCGGGCAACTGTGTCCAATCGCAGCGGCCGATGCGACTGTTTCGCTCAGACCGAATAGCTCGAGCCTGTGAGGCGGTTCGCTCGGCCAGTATCGCGTCAGGCGCGTCGTCAACAATCCAAGTGCGATGCCACTCGCCTTCAATCAATTCAAGGTCGCCCTCTGCGACGATCTTGGTGTGATCGACCTGAGGCTGAGGCACGTCGATGACAGCAACGTACCCGTCGGGGGGAGAGAAAGGAACGGGAAAGCTTGTGTTGGGAAAGCGAAGCTTGATGTCGCCCTCGTAAACGGGATACTCAGCGACAAGGCCGTCTTGGATCCGGGCGTAGGTCATACCGTGGTCACCGTTGTTGAAAGGCTACCAGCGGCATCGGTCAAAGTACGAGCCGCGTCGGTCAGGGTTCGCGCAGCATCAGTGAGGCCGCCGGCTGCGTCGGTAAGGGTGCGGGCGGTGTCCGTGAGACTGGAACTCGCGTAAGTATAGGTTGAGTAAGTACCGGTGCGAGATCCGTCCGCTGGGAGACGAGCCAAAAAGTCGTCAGCCAAGACGTAGATCGTGTTACCCGGCGCCAACGCAATGCCGATGGCGGTGTTGGCATTGCTCCTGCCTAGCGTGCGTTGCCACTGAATAGTGCCAGAGCTGTTGTAGGAGGCGATCACAAGATCGCCGCTACCGGTGCCTGATGTACCTCCGACAACATAAAGCGTGCCTCCGCCGCTATCAAGAACAACTGAGTTTCCGTCTTCGGTGCCGGCACCGCCAAGACTGCGCTGCCATTGAATAGCGCCGGTTGAATTGTATTTGACTAGTAGTAAATCAAAACCACCAGCGCCTTGGCTACTCGTGTTGCCGACCACGTAGGAGTTTCCGTTGGTGTCAACAGCGATTCCATTGCCCTGATCGACCGCAGATCCAGTCAGCGTGCGCTGCCACTGAATCACTCCACTTGAATTGTATTTTGCGATCAGCAGATCGCCGTTCACGCTGCCAGTTTTGCCGGTTAGGTAAACGTCAGTCACCCCAGCGATACTGGAAAAATAGTCGCCACTTGATCCACCTAGGCTTCTTTGCCATTGAATGACGCCTGAGGTGTTGTATTTTGCTATTAGCCCGTCTTCGCTTCCAGCGCCTTGACTCGTAGTGCCACCCGCCACGTAGACAGATGCGTCAGCTGCAATTCCATAACCTATTTCCGAGGTAGCGCCACCCAAGCTGCGCTGCCATTGAATTGTTCCAGCACTGTCGTATTTTGCCAAAAGGAGCTCATTGCCTCCCGCTCCTTGGCTATCAGTCAAACCCGTGACGTATACGTCACCGACGCTGCTAACGGAAACTTGATTGAAGTATTCAATGCTCGCTCCTGCGAGCGTCCTTGACCATAAAACTGAGCCAGATGGAGCCACTTTCGCGACAATGCAATCCGTTCCAGAACTGCCGACTACGTAAGCGTTGCCATCAAGATCAACAGAAAGCCCTTTCCATGAGCCGCTTAAGAAAGTTGCAATCCAGTTTCCGGTAACGCCACTGCCAGAAGCGCCCATTGACAAAACACGAGTTGTGATGTCCATGCTTCCTCAGTTGGTGTAGTTGATCAGGCTGGAAGCACGCCAGCGAGTGCCTCCGTCGTCAGTGACAAACATGAACAGATGCGTCTTGCCAGTTGTTAGCGTTGGAGCCGTTGCACCAGGCCATTCAACTCCAGCGAACCACGTAATAGCACCACTCGTGTGAGTCAGCTCAAGCGTAAAACTGTATGCTCGAGAAGTCGGAACATTGCTCACCGTAAACGTACTGGCTCCATTGATAGTTTTTGTGAAGTAATTCCCAGTCGAGCAGTCAATCGCTAAAGCAGGAATTGCGACGACGGTTTGGGCGTAAGTGCCAGCGAGATCTAGGTCGGTGTTGGCTGCAGCACTAGCTTGCCCAACGGCCAGCGTGCTGGTGGTGGCAAAGCTGCCGCTAGTGCTGATGTTGCCACTGGTAATCGCTGTTCCGCTGACCTTGCCGGCGGTACTGATGGTGCTCAGCTTGCTATCAGCAATTGATCCAGCCAACATCGCGCTGGTGACAGTGCTGGTGTCCCCTGTGGTGACGACCGTGCCCGTTACATCTGGCAGTGTCAGTGTCCGAGCTGCTGTCAGCGTGCCAGGAACAAGCGTGACCCGGAGCGATGTCGTCCCGCCGGCACGGCCTTGCAGTCGGATGCCATCCTGCGTGCTTGTGGCAGTACCAAACGTCTGCCCAGTGCTGTTGTAGAAGGTGTTGGCACCCGTAAAGGCATTGTTTGACGCAAGCAGCACATCACCGCCACCTGCGGCCGGCGTAGCCCAAGACAGCGTGCCGGATCCGTTGGTCTGGAGAACTTGGTTTGCTGAACCATCAGCCGATGGAAGCGTCCAAGTGATGTTTGTTGCAACCGTCGTCGGCGCCTGAAAAGCCACCCAGTTGCTGCTATCGGCGTCGGCAAAACGCAGATCAGCCTGAGCATTGAGCGTTAGATCGCCAACGACGGTGACAGTGCTGTCGAATGTCGCGGCACTGGTTACGTCCAGCGTGCCAGGAATGTCTACATTGGATGTCCACTCAACGCCCGTACCAGCTGCGTCGGTCTGCAGGAGCTGCCGTGCTGTGCCATCGGCAAGCTTGGAAACCGCAATTTCGGCCGAAGCGCTGATGTCGCCATCGGCGATCGTGCCATCGGCAATCATTGCGCTCGTCACCGAGCCAGTGTCACCAGTCGTCACCAGCGTGCCGGTGATGTCGGGGATCGTAATGGTCCTCGCCGCCGTCGCCGTTGTGGCCGAGACGGTGGTGTTGAACGTACCAGTGTCAAAGATCAAACTCGACGCATCCAGCGTCAAGCTGCCTGTCATCGTGTCGCCGGTGACGTTCACATAGGAACCGTCTGCTGTTCGCCAAGACGTACCGTCGTAAACCTTCAGCACATAGCCGCCACCAGTGGTGTCAAGCCAAAACTCGCCTTTACTGTTGCCGGCCTGGCCGCCAACCGCTGGGGAGGCATTCGGAGCGGTTGTGCCAACATGCACTGGGCCAACCTTGACCAAATCGCCATTGCTGTCCTTGAAGAACAGGCCGGGGCTGGCCAGATTGGTGTTGATGGCCAACTGACCATCGGACATCGAGCCCGGAGCCGGGCGCTTGTCGAGCGTGCTGCTGCGCAGGTGCTGAAGTGCCATTCCTTAACGCTCCTCGGAGCCGGAATTGATTGTCACAGATTAGCTCCGTCAATAGGTTCCGTCGTTGAGGTCTGCCAACACGGCCACGGTGCCAGTCTTGTTCGGCAGAGTCAGAGTATTGTCTGCGGTCGGATCGGCGACTGTCAACGTGGTCTCGAAGGCGTCAGCGGTGGTGCCCTCGAAGACGATGGAGACAGCCGTATCGAGCAGCAGGTTGCCCGTCAGAGTTCCACCCGCCTTGGGCAGCGCATTATTTGCCAAGTCATAAGCGCTCTTGACTGCCGTTGCTGTCGCGGCAAGAGAGCTGCTCGTGGTGCTGGTTGAGTCGGTCAACTGAACCACGCCTGCAGCCGCAGTGCTGGCTGCCGAAACGCTGATCGCGGGCGTTGTGGTGCCGTTGGTGACAGAGATTGGCGCCGTGCCAGTCACGTTGGTGACAGTGCCGCTGCTAGCGGTGGACCACTCAAGACCTGTGGCCGTAGCACTGTTGGCACGCAGCACTTGGCCGTTGGTGCCGACTGTCAGCTTGCTCAGTGCCGTGGCGCCACTGGCTGCGATTAGGTCGCCCTTGGCGTAGGAGGCAAGTCCGGTGCCGCCCCTGGCAACAGCAAGCGTGCCCGACGTGATGTTGTCGGCGTTGCGACATTCGGTGCTGACTTCCTCAATCGCTGCCTGCACGGTCGTTGAAGCAATCGCGCCGGCAGGGACAAATGCGACGTTGGCTGCAGTCTGCGAGCTGTAGGTGCTCGAAACGTCGACCTCAACCCAGCTGCCGCCATTGCTGAGCAGGATGTCTGGGGGAGCCAACGTGACAGCTGGCGCGGGCGAGGTGCCCGTGCCGCCAATCGAAACAACAACGTAGTAGCCCTTGTTCGTTGCCGAGGCAGCCGGAAGGGCACTGCCGACCGTCAGACCGATCGCGGAGCCTTCTGAAGTGACTGACGCGACAAGATTCGTTGCTGCGTTGTAAGTACCTGCGAACTCGATGACGCCCGCCGAAATGCCAATCGGCTGCCAGACGTTGCCGTCCCAGAGAAAGAATGCTTTGTCGAGCGGGTTCAGGAATATCTGGCCGATGTACGCGGCTGTGGGCAGCGCCTCACCGATTTGAGCCGTTGAATAGTCGGCCAGCTTTGCGGCTGTGATGGCATCGTTGGCAATTAGACTGGTACCAACTGTGCCGGACGTGAGCTTGCTGGCGTCAAGCGAAGGAATGTCGCTAGCAGACAGCGCAACCGCGCCAGTGATGTGACCTTGACCGTCAAACGTAATGCCGGAAACAGTGGCTCCGGTAACGCTATTGGAGTGGTTTAAGACGCCACTGGTGGCCGCAAGGCCGGTCCCGGGCTGGACAATGCCTTTTGTGCTAGCGGTAGCATCGGGTAAGTCGGCTGGCGTTAGTGCGCGGAATGTTGGGGCAGCGTTGACGCCGGCTGTAGGGCCCGCCCAGACGCTATTAGCGGCTTGTGTGTCGGAAGATACAGTGATTGTCGCGCTATGGGGGTCGGGATAAGTGACCGCAAAACCAATCGGCGTCGAATCTGAAAAGTTAATTGCTTCAATCGCTGCTTGGCGCAGCCATGCCGAACCGTTCCAGGTGTACTCGGTACAAGTGTTGGTATTGAACCACTGTTGACCGACGAACGAGCCAGTGCCGGAGGGAATGCCTGCCGAAACGATTGCAGCGGAGTTGTCGCCTAGCTTTGCTGCCGTGATGGCGTCATCGACCACCTTTGCGGTGGACACCGCATCAATCGCCAACTTGGCGTTGGTAACAGCAGAGTTCGCGATCGTCGCCGCAAAACTTTCGGTACCGCTGCCGATGACGTCACCCGTCAGGGTGATGGTCTGGTCACCAGTGTTAATTCCCGAGCTTGTACCACTGAAGCTTGAACCGTTAACCCAGGTGCCCGTTGCCGTGGCAAGAGTTCCTAGGCCAAGCGTCGTGCGCTGTGCGGCTGCATCAGCGTCATCCAGAAGTGCTCGGCCAGCCGAGGTGCAGACGATCTCCTCGACGGCTCCAGCACCTGCGGTGCTGCGACCAAGCAGGCGATCCGTGGCGCTGACGTTCTGGATCTTGCTGTAAGTGACAGCGCCGTTCGCGATCTCGCCGCTACCAACCGCGCCAGTGGCGATCTGGGTAGCCGTGATGGTATCGGCGGCGATCTTGACCGCCGTTACAGCACCGTCGGCCAGCTTGGCGGTGGTGATCGAGCCGTCAACGATGCTACTGGAACTTAGAGCGGCCAGCTTTGCTGATGTGATGGAGCCATCTGCGATCTTCGCGGCCGTGATTGCGCCATCGGCAATCTTTTCAGTCGTAACCGCTGAATCTGAAATGCTGGCAGTCCCCAGTGGCACCAGTTTTGCGGCGCTGATAGAGCCATCGGCAATCTTGGCCGTGGTGATGGCGGCATCGGCAACCTTAGCCGTCGTAATCAGGCCATCGGTTAAACTGCTGGTTCCAATAGGCGCTAGCTTGGCATCTGTGACAGCACCGTCAGCAATCTTTGCGGTTGTGATTGCCGAGTCGGCGACTTTGGTAGTGATGACTGCTCCGTCAAGCAGAGACCCCGAGCCAATGGCTGCCAGCTTGGCCGCCGTGACGGCGCCGTCCGCAATCTTGTCGGTTGTAATGGCGCTGTTGGCCACGCCAGCGGCAGGCATTACAACCTGCTGGTAGCTGATGCCGTTGAAGACCTTGAAATTGCCGCTGCTGCTATCGAAGTGGCCGCGACCTTCAAAGTTATCGACGATAGGCGCCGCAGTCTCAACCGCAATCGAGCTGTCTGCGGCAAGCTTGGCTGCTGTAACCGCCTGACTGGCCAGAGCTGCTGTGCCGAGCTTAGTGGCTGAGTTCTGATCGATTTTGGAAATATCGATCGCGCTGGCACTGGCCAGGTCAACTGAGGCGTCGACCAGATCTTGGACTGTGATCTTCTTGGTCTGGCTGGCTGAGATGTCCGCGATCGGCAGGACGTCATTTGCCGCGAGGCTGGCTGCCGGCAGCGCTGTGAGCTGAGTAATCCTCTGGTCGGCCAAGGCTCAGTCCCCTTGTTCTGCGGTGCTAGTGGCCATGCTAGTCCGAATTCTCGGTGAGGAGGGAGTCGAGCGACTGCTCAAGATTCAAACGATCCTGGTCTTCCTTAAGGATGTAGTCAGATGGTCTGCCGAGAAGCAGGCGTATGTCACCGGTGGTGACGAAGTCAATCGTGCATTCAATGGCAGCACCAGCCCTGACCTGGACGCCAGCGCGTGTTATGGCTGCTGTGAGACTGTAAAAAACAGTCTCGACATTGGGATCGACAACCTGATCTGTGAGATAAAGCCCAAGATCGCATTCACTGCCAATATCAACGCGCTGGATGATCTGCATGACAAGCAGCGACGGCTCTTGGGCGCCGTCTTGCTCATAGTTGAATGAGCAGCTGATCCTACCGGACCCGCTGATCAGGCCAGCCGAATACTTCTGCTTAAATTTATCATTAAGCGTTGTAATGTCAATCGACTCGCGATCCGTGCTGAATTCATAGCTTTCAATACAGCCCAAGATGTTAAATGCAACGTCCGAGACGGTCACCTTGACGGGAATTGGGGCGCCGGTAAAGGTGGCAACAGCGATCTCGGCTGCTCGGTTGTTATTGACGGCATCGGCGAATGTCCTGAAAAAGCGCAAGCCGCCGGCAAGGTTGACATTCACGTAAGCCGTGATTGCGCTGCCTCGCAGATTATCAGACCAAGCAGTGGCAGGAAAAAACAGTAGCTTGCGCGGATCGGTCGTGGCAATCTCAATTCGGTCGCCAGTCAACAGGTTGTCAACAGACCCATCGAAACCAACCCGGTTCAGGCTGGTGTTGACATCGTCAGGATCAACAAAGCCCTCAAGGAAACCAAACTGCAGCTGAGAGCCACGCCGCAGTTTGATGTTTCCTTGGTTTCCGAGGAAAAACGTCATGCGGAGATTACGTCAATGAAATCGCCATCCACTTGGAACTGGATGGGCACAACACTGAGCTCACCAGTACTTGCTGCAATCTGCGCTGACGTGATGTAGGCGTAAAAGCTAATATCGTCAGAAGCGCCGCCGCCGACATTAAGCTCCAGTAGAACACGGTCAGACTCCACGACAGCACCAAACTTCATGACCTTGGCTAGTAGTGCGGTGAACTGAGTCCTACTGGTCAGCTCGCTGCCTTCAAGCCGGTAGTACAAAAGTGTGGCGCTGCCGCTGGCGGACTTGACGCCAGGGGTGAAGGTACTGACGACGCTGTCGATGGTGTTCGTGCTGAGCAGTTCGACGCTGGTCTCCAATGACCAGTCACGAATCTTGGCCACTGGCAGCGAATTGAAAATCAGGCTTCCGGTGCGACCGGTGTAGAACGCCATCGCTTAGCTCCTCGGTAGGCACAGGCTAGCGCACTTGGAAGAGGTTGTCGCTGAAGTCCGCGATGAGGCTGAGTGTGGCGGATCCACTTTCAACACACGGGTGCTCCAGCGCCTTCACGTTCGTCTGACCGTCCTCATCCATTTGCACTTCGGTTACTCGGAATACGCGTTTGTTGGTGACCGTTTGGCCGAGCACGAACACGAATCCGGGGTATGAAGCCAGTTGAGCTGACGTTCCAGCCGAAACGCTGACCCCGGTCAGGCGCACTACGGGAGTACCAGACTTGTACAGCAGCGCCGTGTAGCCGGAGCCGCTGATGGGGCTAGATAGAGGAGTGTTGAGCACGCCGCCGGTTTCGACCACGCCAGTGCTGACTTGGTCCCATTCGTTGCGGCCGATCGCGATGTAGATGTAGGCGCCAGGTGAAAGGACGCTGTCGGTCGGAAAAGTGCTGAATTCAATGGCGCGACGGATGTACTTGCGCTGGTTGCAGATGAGTTTGCCGAATTTGATGGCCTGAGATCTGTTAGTGACAAACTGCGAAAGATCGAAGGACTGGCGCACAGCACCAATATCCGTCACGCCTGCTCTTCTGATCTCCAGGCTATTGTTGCGTGAAAATGTTTCATCTGATTCCGTGTCGCGGTAGATGATGGTAGCAATTAAGTCTTGAGTATCGGCTCCGTAATCTAAGAATTCTTCTTTGTAACTATCTTCGATAATGTTGCCCTGGTTGAAGAGTGCGGTGATAGATACGTTTTGGGTGATCTGACCGGCGGCATCGGATGGCACGGCTGGGACGAGGGTTTCCTTCCCCCCGATTCGACCAAATTCAAGGAGGCTGAAGGGTGCCACCTCAGCCCAGAACTGACGCCAGGGGGCTTGGTCGGCAATTACGCCGTCCATGTAGAGCTGGTTGACAGTGCAGAACCGCTTGGCGAGCGCTAGGGCGTCAAGGTCGATGCCTTCGATCTTGGCGTAGCGGCCGATTCCGTTCAGCGGATCGAGAACGGTGTCGAGAAAGATGTCGGGCGCGTAGCTGCTGGCACCGTCTGGTGTAGAGGGATAGGTGCCGTTATTCGTCAGTCGGCGAACTTTTTTGCCTTTGGTGGCAAAGACCGTGACTGACCGCAAATCCTGAACACCTTGGCCGCTGTAGGCATTGAAGCCAAACATTGCCAAGTTGCTATAAAGACTGGGGTAGGTCGAAAACGGTTCAACGCGCTGCTCGGTAACCGCCATAATTGTCAACTCTGGCCCTTGGTCAAAGCTAAATTGCATTTGAGTGTCAGAGCGAAGCGAGAACAGAGTCCATTCGTCGACTTCTGAGGGGTTGTTATTTTTGGGAGAAAGATACGTGTTGACTGGCGCGGCAGTCGATCCAAGGAATTCAATCTTTGTGCCGTCAGGATTGGTAATAGTGACAAAGTTGCCGCTGTTTTCGATATACGCAAAGTCAGCCAGGCCGTTCAGCCGCATCTCTGCAGCGGTCTCAGCGATGGGGTCGAACGAAAACTCGTAGCCACCGTCGTTGTTAAGTCCAATAAACCGCAGAGAAATAAAATTATCTACATCGGCAGATCGGCGGACGCAAAAAATATAGTTGACCTTTTGCCAGGTGATTGAAGTCGTCTTGCGATACCAAAGCCAAAAGAAAGCGGAGCGGTACTTAATGCCGTTGTCGCTGTCTTTGTATGTTTGCGCAGTGTTGTTTGCGTACTTTGCAGCGCGACCTTGGATTCGCTTGAAGACGCGAGCCTTCAGCGCAAAATCAACAATACGGCACTGAGTGATAGTTGTGTAAGAGGCTTCCTCAACCTTTACCATGCACTTCGTATCAAAAAAATCATTTTGCTGCTGCCTAGGCAGCGTGTTCAGATCTTTATAAAATAGCGTTCCGTAGTCGGATTGAGGACAGAGACCCGCTCGTATGCACTCGAACGTAATCACGACATCTGCTTCTTCAATGTTGTAATCGGAAATTGACTTAACGCGAAATCTTGCGCTACCTAGCTTGTAAATACTGGCTGCGTCAATACTGGAAAAGGCTGCTTTGCGGGCATCAGACGCCGCAATCTTGTCGTCTCCAACAAGATTAGTAAGCATTGCAATAGTCAATGTGAACTGATGCCCGACTGGCACCGGAATTCTCGTGAGTGCAGGATCATTCGTTGGCCAGTATGTGGCCAAACCGTCTATCGTGATGCCAAATGGCACGAGGTTGCGGTCGCCGTTGTCGTCACGCCCGCTGTATTCCATGTTGATTGGAATAGGCGCAAACACTCCAAACTTGTTAAGCGTGGATGGCGAAAAAGCTTGGCTAAAGCCTTCCTGCATTTGCATCCCGGCCGGACGCACGCGATAAACAAAATCAGAAGCCGATGCACCCGCCCTGACAGGATCGGCTGTGTCGCCACTGGCAAGATCGGAAAAGCGAGTGAGACCAGTCGATGTGTAGGTCCAGGTTCTCTGGCTGGCGAATTGCTTGATAGGTGTTTGGCCGAAAGCCGTTTTTGTAAAATCAATTTCCTCGATTTGGCCAGCTCCGATAGCCATCAGCATTTGCATGTACTGACTAGAGCCGTAGCTAGAAACAGCAGACCATACCAGCGAGGTCGAAACACGCACGCCGCCAGTCGCGTTATCGGCCGTGTTGCAATAAACAAGATTGACCGGATCGCCATATTTGGCCAGCTCTTGGGCGCTGTTAAATCCAAAGCGTGGAGAGAACTGCTGGTCACGACGCGCAGGGCGTCCGCCAAGGCTTGGAGTCTGGGGTTTGGGGGCAAGCAGGATGCTTGCCACCTGAAAAAGAATTCCGACAACGGCCAGCACAATTGAGACCGGAGCACCCCGCAGCTCCTGAAGCTTCTCTTCTGGTGAGCGTGTGAAATCGTGCTGCACCGCCAGGAAGGCGAGGTAGTCGTCTTCAGAAATCCCCAGAGTACGGATCAGCTCGTGCTCGTACGGCAGAAGGCGGCGCTTCATCGGCTCATCCAGAAGTAGGTTGCAGCTCCGTCCGGCAAAGGCGATCGAATGACGAGCTGGCCGGCTCCAATAAACACTACTCCGCTCTCGGTGCAGGTGCCCAGTGCCCTGCCAGCAGCGCTTGGCAGCAACGCCACCGCACCCAATCGCGGCTCGTCAATTCGATCTCCATGCGTCAGCAGCCAGCGCAGCAGGAGGCCATTGCGGAAAGTCTCCTCAGTCCAACGCTCGTAGACCCATGCGAAGCGCTCACGATACGACGACAGCCGCAGCCGCCTCCGCACTTCACAGGTGAGCTGAAAACAATCGGTGAGACCGCTGCCGTCGTCCGGTGCATGACCCCAGCCATACCGCATGCCGATCAGATCGTTCATCGCAGGTAGACCTCCGAGTTCAGCGGTAGTGGTCCGACCAGTTCGCGGCTCAACGTCTGCGCTGGGAATGCCGATCCGACGCTATCGATTGCTGAGCGAAACCGAAGTTCGATTGTTGTTTCGCTAAAGCTAGCACCAACACCAACATAGAAATCGTTCACGGCGTTAGCAATTTGCCCGCTTGCGGTGATCCAGGCTGTGGTCAGTCGCAATTGACTGAGCCTGTTGCCATTGCCTGCTTCCACCAAAAGCAGGACAATGTCGAGGTGCGGAAATAAAATTCGCAGCTGCTGATTGTCGCCGCCGAGCGATGCTGTCGTACCTTCGGCTTGAAATGGCGCGAATGCGTAGGACTCGCTTAAATACGAACTGCTTTCGTTTATGAAATAGTTTTGGTAAAGGTGGTTGCTGCCATTGCTGGTCGTCAACCTGAGATACTGCGCGATTCTGATTTCGGACATCAGGCGGTTAGCTCCCCAATGAGACTTACAGACACGCTGCTACGGCCTGTGATGACCGACTCCACCTCAGGTGCCTGCTCGTACTCCCACTTAATTCCAGTGGGAGACTGAATGTAGGTTTGCAGGCTGGTTCCCATGCCAGCAAATAGTGTGGTCGGCAGCGTAAATCGCACAAAGCCAGCCGCCGTATCAATGTAGTGCTTGACGATCAGTTGTGCCTGAGCGTCGGTGATGTTCTCGAACTGCAGGCTGAGCGAGTAGCCGGTCGGTTTGTTGCCGAAGCTGCGCTTTACCGTCGCGCCAGACATTGCCCGATACACCTTGGTCGGGTAAGAGCCCATTCTGAATGAACGGGCCGAAGGCTTGATGTCAGGAAATGGCAGAGACATCAGCGGAGACCCACCTGGCGACGTGTTGTCGGGCTCTGTTGCAGCCTATCAAGAGTCATGCTCATGCC